ATTAAACGTACCTACAAGCCTAAACGAGATAACACTAGGTCAATACCAACAGTATCTAAAACTACCTGACGGCTTAACTGAAAACCAAGTAGCACTTAAAATGGTGGGTATCTTCTGCCAAGTGCCTGACACAGTTGTAAGAAACATAAAAGCTGCTGACATACAAACAATAGTAGCAACCCTTACAAAGATGTTTGAGGACACTCCTGCACTAACAAGAGAGTTTAAACTAAACGGTAAACGATACGGCTTTATACCTAACCTAGACAATATGTCTTTTGGGGAATACATAGACATAGACACATACTTGGGGGATTGGGATAACATAGAGAAAGCTATGGCAGTCCTTTATAGACCTGTACAAGGCAGTTATGACAAATTATATAACATAGAGCCATACGAGGCTAAAGATGCGTTAGATTACAAGCATATGCCTTTAGGAGTTGTATTAGGTTCTATTATTTTTTTTTACAATTTAGGGAGCGAATTGTGTCAGGTTATGATGGACTATTCACTCAAGGAGGGAATGACTTATCAACAGAAGCAAACTTTGGAGCAAAGTGGGGTTGGTATCAATCAATATACGGATTGGCTCAAGGAGACGTTACAAGATTTGAAAATATCACTAAACTAAATATGCATCAATGTTTATATGCATTAGAGTTTATGAAAGAGAAAAACGAATTAGAAGCAAAAAGAATTAAACGAAATGGCTAATATAGCAGCAAGAGGTTTTTACCTTGTACTAGATAAAATAAAAGATGAGTTACTAGCTAACAATAGCGTTAATACAGTAACAACAGGGGATTTATTTGACATTGATTTAAATAAGCAAAATATGTTTCCGCTTACACACATCATTATTAACAACGTAGGTATGCAAGAGCAGGTGTTAAACTTTCAGCTATCTATACTAGCTATGGATATTGTAGACACATCAAAGACAAAGACAGCAGACGTACTTATAGGGAACGATAACGAGCAAGATATACTAAACACCCAGCTATCAGTAATTAACAAACTTGTAGGCGTATTAAGACAAGGTACATTATACAGGGATATGTTTCAATTATCAGGAGACCCTACTTGTGAGCCTTTTTATGATAGGTTTGAAAATGAGTTAGCAGGGTGGAGTTGCGACATAACAATACAAATACCTAATGACCAAAACTTGTGCTAGACAATACAGAGGACATATTAGAGAAATTTGCCAAGAGGGTTATACAGCAATCTAGGACACGACTTACTAAAGGTAAGATGAACGTAGATAAGAAACTGTACAACAGCCTTAAATACGATTTAAAAGTATATCCTACTGCATTTATGTTACAATTCCTTATGGAAGATTATGGAGCGTTTGTAGATGAAGGAGTAAAGGGTACAAAGTCAAGTGCTAAAGCACCTAATAGTAAATTTAGATACAAAGAGAGTAGCAACCTAGTAGGGCTAGAAGCAGCAACAGGTGTGTTTGGTAAGTGGGCTAAAAAGAAAGGTTTTAGATTAAGAGACCCTAAGGGAAAGTTTGCTAAAGGCACATATAAGCGTATGGGCTTTATACTAGCACAATCCATAAAAAAGAAAGGTATTAAAGCGACACATTTTTTTAGTAGGAGTTTTGAGCAGACATACGACAAACTACCTAAAGAACTAATAGACGCATATAAATTAGATTTAGAAGAATTTTTAACATCATCGACAAGTGGCAACTAAAATAAACGTAAGAAGTCCGTATTATGTAAAAGCAAGTAATGCTAGTTTGGCATCAGCTACTTTAAGCCTGTATATATACACAGGTACATTTACAACGGACAAGGGAGCAGCTAAATACACAATAACTAAAAACGAGATAAGCAGTAACAACTATGTTGTGTTTGAGATTGCAGAACTTGTAAGGGATTACCTAGATATAGATTTTGATGGGGAGTACGATAGTCAAACTGTATGGGTTGAAGCTGATGTAGAGATGTTTGATGCTATCAATGGTGGTGGTTCTAGCTTAGGCACAACAAGCACAGACTATATTGCTTTTGACGGTTACGGATATTTTGAAGATGCCATCAATCCTGAATTAAGTAGAACGTACTTACAAAGTAACAACACTATATTCAGACCTAGTGACCAAAATGTTAGAGTACCTGTATTCACAGAGGACACAGATAGCGTTTCTTTTCTATACAAAGGAGAGGTAAAGCGAGTACAAAGCATAAGCAGTAGTACAAACACTAACGGACAAATAGACTACATCACAGTATCAGGTGCTGACAACACAGATAACTATAAAGAACGTGTATTAGCTGATGGTGGTACACTTGAAGACAATAGCCTTTTAGATGCGTTTTTAGACAGCGTAGATATAGGCTTGGTAGATGAACTATATATCAATTCAGATAGTGGCACAGAAGCCGTTAAAATAAGCACAGAGCCTTGTTCAAAGTATGAGCCTTACAAAGTTACGTTTATTAACAAGTTTGGTGCATTACAGGATATGTACTTTAGCCTTAAAAGCACAGAGAGCCTAAACACAAAGGGCGAAACCTACAAATCAAATGTAGTAGACTTTGGTACACTAACATACGACACCTACAAACCACAAGTAAGTCAGTATAACAAAATGGGTAAGGAAAGCATTTCGCTAAACACTAACTACCTATCAGAAGAATATAACGAAGTAATAAAACAGCTTATGATGTCAGAGCAAGTATGGCTTACTAGACTAGACAATCCTGCACCTGATAGCTACAACCTTGAAACCGTATTAGCTGTAATACCCAAGACACAAAGGGTAACATACAAAACAAGCCTTAATGATAGACTTGTACAATATACAGTAGACTTTGATTATGCTTTTGATAAGATAAACACAGTAAGATAGTGATTATACAATTATACATAGAAGGGCAAAGGGTAGAACTTTTTAAAGACGAAAGTGTTACAATAACTGACAGCATCCAAAACGTAAAGGATATAGGTTCTATATTTACAGCCTTTAGTCAATCTTTTAATGTACCTGCAAGTAAGGCTAATAATAAAATATTTAAGCACTATTATAATTATGATATTGATTTAGCATATTCTTTCAATGCTAATGATTTAGTTTCAGGGATTATAGAACTAAACAACCTGCCATTTAGGAAAGGTTTTATAGGGCTTGATGGTGTTACATTAAAAAACAACAAAGCACACTCGTACAAAATTACATTCTTTGGAGAAACAGTAGATTTAAAAACAAAACTAAAAGAGACTAAATTAAGTACAGTGTTTCAGGGAGTTACTACTTATGACCACGAGTACGGAGTATCAACTGTAAAAACAGGATTAGAAAGTAGTTTAGCAAGTGGAGCAATAAGATACCCTTTAATATCACATACTGAAAGATTATTCTTTGATAGTGGTACGCATATTGCTAATGACCGTAATTTACATTATGATACAGGAGGTGGTGGTGGTGGTTCACATAATCACGGTATAAGATACAATGACTTAAAACCTGCTATAAAATTAAGTACTATTGTAGATGAGATAGAAAACTTTACAGGATTAACTTTTACAAGTGGAGCAAGTGATGACTTTTTTGACGAAACTAATAATCCTTTGTGGGGTACTTTATATTTGTGGTTAAGTAGAGTAAAAGGTGGTTTAGGCTTAAACGTAACAGGTACAGCAGTTGTAGATATGCCATTTACAGACTTTGATTTTTCAAGTGCAAGTCCTAGAGAATGGTATCCTGAACTACAAGGTACTACCCCTAACTTATCGCCATATTCTAGGATAAATTCAGGAGTTTGGACTATAAGGCCACAAGCAGCTTTTTTTCCAAGTGATACATCATACCAATACTATACAACTTTCACGCTAACAAGCACATCACAATATACGATGATTGTTGAAGATGTTACAAGTACACCGTTTACAGTAGCATCAACAACAGGAACAGGAACACTTACATTAAGTAATGTGTTTGTAGGTACAAATAATGTTTATGGTCAAATAAGAAAAATAAGATATAGGGTAACAAGCGAAGACCCTGCTATAACATTCACACCTACAATTGACTTCAAGTATCAAATCTTTCAAAGTGGTAGTCTTTCAACATTTCGCACACAAATTACAGGTAACGCAATAGAGCCTAATGGTGCTGTTAGTAATATAGTAGTATCAGACCAAATGCCTGATTTAAAAGTTATTGATTTTCTTACAGGACTATTTAAGATGTTTAACCTAACAGCTTTTGTACAAGATGACGGTAAGATTAAGGTTATGACTTTGGATAATTTCTATGCTGATGGCACGTCTTATGATGTTAGTGAGTTTGTAGATGTAAACCAAAGCGATGTTAATTTTTCTATACCTTACCAAGAGATAGCATTTAGATTTAAAAAACCAAACACATTTTTAGGTATAAACTTTAGCGAGATTAACAACAAAGTTTTCGCAGACCTAGAAAGCACAACAGCAGAAAACGCTGATGTACAAACAACTAATAGAGGTGGTAAGTATGTAGTGCAGTTACCTTTTGGCAAAATGATTTACGAAAGGCTTAATGATTTGGATGATGGCACACAAAGTTTAATGCAATACGGCTACTGTACTGACAAAGACCAAAATCCTATTAACATAGACCCTCTTATTTTAAATATAACAAACGAAACTTTAACAGCAGGGCATTATTTAAGTTTTTACAATGGTACAAGTACAGGCACTGCAGCAGGGTTAACTACATATAATAGACCATCTAATACATACGGCACAAGTCAATCTTTAAGTTTTGGCACAGAGATAGACGAGTACACAGGACTAGCAGAAGATGATAGCTTATTTGAGAACTATTATAAGAATTATATTGTAGATACTTTCAATGCTAAAAGAAGATTAGTAAAAGTAAAAGCATTTTTGCCATTAAGGGTATTGTTAAACTATCAGCTTAATGATGTATTTATTATAAATGGTAGGGAGTATATTATAAACAGCGTAAACACAAACCTGCTAACAGGCAAAAGTGATTTAGAACTATTAAACAAGCTATGATAAAAAATATACTAGACTTATTAGAATTAGCAAAAGGAGAAACAGAGAACATCCGTATAGCACAAGGTAAGTATCATTTGCCTAGTGGGTTAATGGGTGCAGGTAAAAAAATTAAAAGAGAAGCGAAATGGCAGAAAAAGTAGTTATACAGTTAGAGGCGGATACTTCAAAAGCTGTAAAAGGTCTTGAACAATTTGATAAAAAAATAACCGACACAACTAAACAAACTAAAAAAGTAGGTGGTGGTATGGCAAAAGCCTTTACAGGCGCAAAAACAGCTATACTTGGTGCAGTACCTGCTTTAAATGCTTTCAAAGGTGCTTTAATATCAACAGGTATTGGCGCATTTGTTGTTGCACTTGGCGCACTTACTAAATTTTTTATAGATGCAGGTAAAAAGGGTGCTGAATTTGGAAAGGCGTTAAGTGGTTTAAAAGCAGTTGCAGGTGCTACTGAACAAGAAATGTCTATACTATCTGACCAAGCTAAAGAACTTGGTAGTACTACTGCATTTACAGCTTCACAGGTTGTTAAATTACAAACAGAACTTGCTAAGTTAGGTTTTACTGTTGCTGATATCAGAAACGCAACACCTGCCATATTAGACTTAGCAGCTTCTTTAGAAGTGGATTTATCAAGTGCAGCAGAATTTGCAGGTAGTGTTGTAAGGTCATTTGGATTAACAACAGAAGAAACACAAAGAGTTGTTGATGTTATGGCATTAAGTACAGCATCATCTGCACTTAACTTTGATGCATTGACTGAAAGTTTGAAAGTGGTTGCTCCTACATCTAAAGCAGTGGGTATAAGCATAGAAAGAACTACTGCTCTTTTAGGTGTGTTAGCAGACACAGGTTTAAAGGGGAGTATAGCAGGTACAGGGCTTTCTAAAACGTTTATAGCATTAAATAAAGAAGGTATATCATTAGAAGAAGCTATGGACAAAGTTCGTAGGTCATCTAACCAACTTAACACAGCAGTTGAACTTGTGGGTGTAGTAGGTGCAAAGTCGTTATTGAATTTAGCTAGTTCAGGAGATAAAATTGGAGATTTAGAAGATAAGTTTAATAATGCAGCAGGAGCAGCTAAAAACATAGCTGAAACTAGACTAGATAATCTTGCAGGAGATACTACAAAGCTAGGAAGTGCTTGGGAAGGTTTTCTTTTAAACATAGAAGATGGTTCAGGTGCTATTAACAAACTAGCAAGAGGTGGTGTTCAATTTTTAACTAAAGCAATAACATTTTTACAAGATAGTATTGAATTTACAGCCTTTGCATTTAAAGATGGTTGGAGAGGTATAAAGGAGTTTACAAATTCAGGTGTTCAAATAACAGGTGGTTATTTAGATTTATTAGGTCAGGGCATTAAATTATTTGCGAATAATGCTTTATTGTCAATTTCAGAAATACCAATTTTAGGTAGAGCAATTGATAAGGAGCAAATAGAGCAAAATATAAAGTTAGCACAAGAAGGATTACAAAAAGCAAACGATAAGATTGATGAGGGTGTTGCAAGGTATCGTGAAGAACAAATAAAGCAAGGTACAGCATACGCAAGGTTTGCAATAGAGCAAGAAACAAAAGCAACATTATTAGCTAAAAAGCAACAACAAAAACAAATAGAAGAAGAACAAGATTTAGTTGATGCAGATGCAGATGAAAAAGAGCAAGAGCGTTTAAAACAAAGAGAAAAAGACCTTGCTAAATTAGCCAAGATAGAAAAGGATTTTATAAAAAAGCAAGAAGACTTAGAAGATGTAACTGAACTTGCTAAAGCACAACGAAAAAGAGAAAGGGCATTAGCAGAGATAGAAGCACTAAAACTAACAGAAGAAGAAAAAAGAAAGGCAATTGCAGGTGTTAATGATTATTACGACCAAGTAGAAGCAGAGGCTAAAGAACAGGATGACGTTATTACTGAAGAAAAAAGGTTAGCTAATTTAGATATCCTTAAAAAACAAGCAGAAGAAGAAAGGCAAATAGAATTACAAAAGATACGAGATAAGCAAATGGTATTGGATGCTGTTAGTCAATTTGCATCTGCAGAAACAGGTATAGGCAAAGCTTTACTTATAGCTAAACAGGCTTTAGCCCTGAAAGAAACTTTATTAGATTTAAAAAGAATTACATTTAAAGGTACACAAGCAGTAAGCGAAGCAGGGGTTTCAACAGCACAGAACGTAGCACAAAGTAGTAAGATAGGCTTCCCACAAAACATAATTACAATAGCAGCAGCTATTGGTCAAGGTATATCTATTATAAGAAATGTTAAAAAAGCAGTAAGTAAAACAAAGGCAGGAGCAGCTGCAGCGGCAGGAGGAGTATCAACACCAAGTGTAGCTACACCATCAGCTTCATCACAACCCCCTGCATTTAACATAGTAGGCGCAAGTGGTACAAACCAATTAGCTGAAACAATAGCAGGGCAAAACGAAAGACCTATTAAAGCGTTTGTAACATCACAAGACGTAACAACTGCACAAAGTTTAGAGCGTAATATAGTAGAGGGTGCATCAATATAGTAAAATATAAAAAATAAACGTTATAGTTATATGAGGATAGTCGAACTTATTTTAGATGAAAATAGTGTAGAGGGTATAGAGGCTATCTCTATTGTAGAAAACCCTGCCATTGAAGAAGACTTTGTTGCACTAAAAAACGAAGAAGTACAACTAGCACAAATAGACAAACAACTATTAGTAGGTGCTTTACTTATTCCTAACAAACCTATATACAGGCGTAGAGGAGAAGATGAGTATTATATTTATTTCTCTAAAGACACTATCCGTAAGGCTGCTGAAATGTACCTTATGAAAGGCAATCAGAACAACAGCACACTAGAACACCAACACAGCTTAAATGGGCTTACGCTAGTAGAGAGTTGGCTAGTAGAAGATGAAACACACGATAAGTCTAGGAAGTATGGCTTAAACGTGCCTGTGGGTACTTGGATGGGTGTAGTCAAAGTAAACAACGATGAAGTTTGGAATGACTATGTAAAAACAGGCAAAGTAAAAGGTTTCTCAATAGAGGGCTACTTCATAGACAAGATGGAAAGACCTAAAGAACCTTTAAATGACTTTGAAGAAGAAGAAGCAGAGGAGATGCTATCTTATATACGTAGAATTGTAAGAGATGACAAACGTTATAAACACGGTAAGAAAGAAGAATTGGAAAGCTATTCAGACTATCCTGATGCTGTAAAAAACAACGCACAAAGAGGTATAGACCTAAACAAAGAAGTAAACAACAAGTGCGCAACTGATGTAGGTAAGATAAGAGCGCAACAATTAGCACAAGGCAAACCTATTAGCGAAAACACTATAAAACGTATGTACTCTTATTTGTCAAGAGCAGAGGAGTATTACGATGAAGGAGATACTAAAGCGTGTGGTACTATATCCTACTTGTTGTGGGGTGGTAAAGCTGCCAAGAGATGGGCTGAAAGCAAACTAAAAGAATTAGGCTTGTTAGAGTTAAGTGAAGTAGTAAGCGACACTATGGCTATTATAGATGATAGACTAGCATACGCAAGTAAAGAACTAGCAATAAAAGCAGCACAGGATATAGGTTGTGAGAGTTACCACGAACACGAGTATGAAGGTAAGACTTGGTTTATGCCTTGTGAGCAACACAAATTAGATTAATGGCTAAACAAATACAAATAGGTAAGATTGTGAAGCCTAAAGTAAGGCGCAAGGGTGTACACGCTAAAACTAAAATGTCAAGTATAAAAGGCAGTAAGCTATATAAGAAAAAAAATAGAGGGCAAGGATGAAAGATTTAACAGTATCAAGAACAAGTCCTAAAAGCAGTAAACGTGGATGTTTATGTGCTGACAAAAACACTTACAGTACAAAATGCTGTAAAGGTAAACTAATCAATCAAGGCATTGGTAAAATCTAAAAATGTAAAATAAGTTAAATAAATAGTTATAGTTATATGAAAGCAACCGAAATGTTAAATAAGATTAAAACCTTTCTTGGTGAAGAAACTGCTGACTTTGTGAATGATGTTGAAGCACAAGAAAAGGTAGAACTAGCGACTGCAAAGCTAGAGAACGGTACTGTGTTAGAAGCAGAAGCGTTTGAAGCAGGAAACGAAATATTTATAGTTACCGAAGATGAAAGAGTAGCACTGCCTGTTGGCGACTATACTTTAGAAGACGGTAAGATGCTAGTAGTAGCAGAAGAAGGCATTATTGCTGAAATCAAAGACCTAGACGAAGAAGAAGCTGAAGAAGAAGTAGAAGCTGAAGATTTAGGCTATGTTACTAAAGAAGAACTAGCAGAAGCAGTATCTGAAATCAAAGCTATGATTGAGGATATGAAGAAAGAAGAAATGAGCGAAGAAGTAGTTGAAGAAGCTACTGACGAAGTGGAGTTATCAGAGGAATTACCGAAAGAAGTAAAAGAGGAATTGTCTGAACCTGCTGCCGAGCCTATTGCTCATAACCCTGAACAAAAAAAATAACAATATCGGAGTTAAGTTTGCACAAAACAGAAAACCAAGCACACTTGATAAGATAATGTCTAAAATTAACAACTAAAAATAAATAAAATGCCAAACCCAACAATTACAAATTCAAGTTATAGTGGAGAGTTTGCAGGTAAGTATCTAGGTGCTGCCTTGTTATCCGCTAAAACACTAGACGAAGGTGCTGTATCAATCCTTCCTAACATTAAATATAAAGCTGCTATGAAAGTAGGAGCGTTTTCTGACCTAGTACGTTCAGCAGATTGCGATTTTGACGATAGCACATCTACTTTGACACTAACAGAGAAAGTACTTACTCCTGCTGAATTGCAAGTAAACTTACAGATTTGTAAGAAAGAATTACATTCAGATTGGGAAGCTGCTCAAATGGGCTTTAGTGCTTTTGATGAATTACCCCCTTTATTTTCTGACTATGTTATTGCTAGAGTTGCTGCTGAAGTAGCTAACGCAACTGAAACATCTATTTGGTCAGGTAGTGCAGGAGAGGGTTCTTTTGATGGACTTGTTACTCTTGCTGCTGCTGACACAGACGTAGTAGACGTAGTAGGTACAACTATTACAGCAGGTAACGTAATTGACGAACTTGCAAAGGTAGTTTCAGCCATCCCAAGTGGTGTATATGGAAAAAATGATTTGACTATCTACATTTCACAGCACGTAGCTAAACAATATATTGCTGCACAAGCTGCACTAGGTTATAGAGAATTATATAACGTAGGTCAAACAGAGATGAACTTTCAAGGTATCAAATTGTTTGCAACAGGTGGACTAGGAGATAACACAATTTTGGCGTCACAAGCGTCAAATTTATTTTTTGGAACAGGGCTTCTTGATGACCGCAACGAAGTTAAAGTTATTGATATGGCTGACCTAGATGGTTCACAGAATGTACGTGTAGTAATGCGCTACACAGCAGGTGTACAGATAGGTGTAGGTTCTGACGTAGTACTTTACGCTTAATAATTAACTAACATAAAAGGGGTGGGCTAGGCGTATCCTACCTGCCCTTTTTTAATAAATAAATAAATAAATATGAGTTGTGCAATAACAAAAGGTAGAGGTATAGGCTGTAAGACGGCTTATGCAGGTATCAAAAATGTATATATTCTTGATTATAGCGCAGCAATAGCAGCGTTAAGCCCTTCATCAGGTACAGTAACATTACCATCAGATGCTAGTGCTGAATTTTTCAAGTTTGAAGTCAAAGGTGGTCAAACATCTTTAGAGACAAGCGTAACATCAAGTAGAGAAAATGGAACTACTTTTTATGAAAGTACTTTAAATATTACTTTTCAAAACCTAGATGTTGAAACACAAGAGGAGATAAAACTCTTAAACAGAGGTAGAGCGCACTATGTTGTTGAACTATATCCTGATGGTACAGGTACTACAAAGTACTTACTAGTAGGAAAGGACAACGGTGCAGAGGTTACAGGTGGTACTATTGTAACAGGAGCAGCAGCAGGGGATTTACAAGGGTTTACTCTTACAGCAGTAGCTAGTGAGGTTAATCCACCATTTTTTGCAACAGAGCCTGAAGTAGATGCTGCAGGAACTATTACTCCTGCTTAATATATTTTTTATATATTTGCATAGAGTATAAGTTTTTTTTTGATTATGATCAGGACATTATGAGAAGTACGGAGAAGACAGTTTTCAAGCAATTAAAACTCCCAAAATGGATGAGGAGTTTTTATTAAAACCGATGAACTGTCCTCATCATTGTGAAGTGTATAAC